CTGATTGTAGAATATTTTACGCAAAAAGTCAATACAAATCTCAAAATTTTGCGCATCTTAGGCAAAAAAAGGAGGCGGAAGTTGTTGTTCTACGATAACATAAAAAAAATATGCTTAGAAAAAAAGATAGCAATTTCTGAAATGGAAAGAGATTTGGGATTTCCAAGAAGCTATGTGTGTAAATGGAATGAAAATGAGCCGGGAATTCGTAAAGTACAAAAGGTAGCAGATTATCTGCACGTATCTATTGAGGAACTTCTGGAAGACGATCAAGAGAAAGGAGAGTGAGAGGGATGAAGAAATTTGATGTATTAAAAGCTATTACTGATGAAGAAAAGTTTTCTGATATGATATTCGGTTTAATCGAAGTAAAGAAAACTCCTGAAGCACTGGCAGAACTTCTGAAAGAGGAAATGCCAGAAAAAGAGCTGCTCCATTTAAAGGAAGCAGCTCTTAATGGTTATCCATTATTTCTCTCTGGCATACAGTAAGCACATCCGTTTCTTCTAAGGTTAAGCATAGAAGAAAAAACTACAGCTTCCTCATAGGAACTGCAATTAAAGATATGCTCAGGTTTTATATCATTTATACGGCAATGTGATGTTTCGCGGTCTAAATCATGGATTTCACCAGTGTTTTTGTTAAGTACATAACGTTTACCGTTAAATGGTGATGTGTATCTGCGCATACATACTTTTCCTTTCTTTATACTCGGTGCGGCAACACCTGTAATTCAAGAATAGGAGAAAGAACAATAGAAGTCAATAGATTTTATAAAAGCCAGAATATCACATACAAGCCAATCAGCATACGGTAATACAGGAGGTGATTAGGTATGAAAGAGATTACATATATTACCCGAATCCGTATCAATGGAGAATATCGGGAGTTGTCTCGAGAAGAAGCAAAGAAACTCCTGCAGGAGCGCATAGAAAACACCTTGCAGGGACTGAATTACAAAAAAGCTGCCGGATAGGCAGCAGAAAGGAGGACAAGCCATGAAAGCAAGAACAATTGAGCAGTATAAGATCCTGAAGTGGATTGAATATAATTTTGTTCCGGGATCTGTCAAGGTTACTTTTGATGGTCGGAAGACAGCAACTATCGTAGATTAAACAGGAGCAACTGCAACAATCAACTGTACAGAAGATGGAACAGTGTATCTGGAGGAAACAGGATGCGAAGAAAATATTTAGCAGCAGCCTATATCGCTGTAATTGAATGGACACTTTCCTGGAATCAGTGGGATGGAGTGATTGAAACCATTCTGGCAGTGTGGATGTTTTGGGGTATGAATCTGACTTTAATGATTATGGTGGAGATGGAGGAGAAAAACGATGCGGATCATAAAAGCCATCAGAAACGCAAAGCGCCTGGAAAAAGAAAACGCAGAACTGCGCAAGGCCATTGAGGAAGCCTTACAGGATTTACTGGATCCAGAGTGTCCTCCGGGTGTTCGGATCTTATCAACCAGTATCCGGTTGGAGAGGGCATTGGAAAACGAAGGGAGGGAACCGAAATGCCGGAGAGACTGACCAGGAAAAATGGCAGTGGTACATACCGTGTTCCTATGGCAACTCAGGGAGAACTGGACTTGAAATGGCAGCAGGGGGAGCTGAATGTATTCGGTGAACTGGCTAACCGGTTAGGACAGTATGAAGATCTGGGAACGGTAAAGGAATTAACGGAACTGAAAAACAGAATAAAAAAATAGCCCGTACACGGCAATGTACGGGCAAGGGCTTGCGTCCTTCAGAAAATAATCCATAAAAACAATATACCATCTGAGGGGCGCAGGGTCAAGCCAATACGGGAAAAATCCCGTTTTTATTTTTAACTTTTTGGGGGACAGGACCCCTTCAAGGCTTGATTAGGAGTATTAGAGATAGGTTCGAGGTGGTATATGAGGTTTGCATACATAAGACATATATGGGAGTGCGGAGAGACTCTGGAGGTAGAGGAAAAGCATACAGGCAGATATGGAGCCAGCGGACAGAAGAGACAGAAAAGAAAGAAAGCAACCCCGGAGGATATTGAGAGACAGAATCAATGGAAAAAAGAAAGAGATCTTCGCAGGCTGATCAAGTGGAACTTCGGAAAGCATGATTACTGGATGACTATCACATACCGAAAAGGGGACCGCCCTACATGGTCTGAAATGATAAAGGATATCCAGAAGCTGATCAAAGATGTTCGGAAGCGTTACCGCAAGATCGGAAAAGAGCTGAAGTACATATACCGTCTTCAGATCGGAAAAAGAGGAGGGCCGCATATCCATATTCTGGTAAACCGGGTTCAGAGTCAGGAAGGAGGGACAGATATCTTCTTTTCGGAGTGCTGGAAAAAAGGCCACATTAATTTCCGTTCCCTCTATGAGGCTGGGAATTTTGAAGATCTGGCAGAGTATATAGCAAAACCAATAGAGGAATGGGAGCCAAAAGAAGCAAAACGATATCATCCATCACGGAATCTAATCCGCAAAGAGCCGAAAGAAAAAGTGATCAATCGGAGAAATCTGGTTGATAAGCAGGGGAGGATGATCTACCCAAAAGCACCAAAGGGTTATTACATAAATCCGGATTCTGTGAAAATGGGGATCAACCCTGTAACTGGCTATGCCTACAGGCATTATACACTGATTAAGTTGGATAGGAGGATTTAAGTGAAACAGGTAGATGCTTTTATTATCACATCCACCAGAGCGCCGGGAAAGACCCGGAAAGCCTGGTATCAATATATTTTAGTCTGCGAAGGACATACAAAAACCGGGGATGCCTGCGTGCGGAATACCACAGGGCACCGCCTGGTACTGGAGTGTGCAGTAGCGGCAGCAAGGGAACTGGTGAGGCCTGCCATGGTCACATTCCACACGGACTGCTATTACTTTGCGAACGGCCAGAGACAGCTTGTCACATGGAAAGACAACGGCTGGAAACGGTCGGACGGGAAAGAACTGAGAAATCTGGATCTGTGGCAGCTCCTGGAGGAAAAACTCCGCATCCATGCCGTGAAATTCAAAGTGGAATCCATGGAGCTTTATAAAAATCCAAATGAACGCCGTCCGTGTTAGGCAAAATGGGCGTTTGCGGGACTTTGGGGATAAAAAAGTGGATAAAAACCAAAAGACACGTTTTTACTGGTAGATTTCAAGGGTTTCAGGCTGTGGAAACAGGATTTTGAAAGACAGATTTACAAAAATGTCCGCGAAAATCTGCAAAAACAGCCCTCAAACACGCATAAAGTACAAGAAAAAATGTGCCCGCGAAAGGAGAAATTATGGAACAGTTACGATTAACACTCCCGGAACTGGAACAGGAAGAGCAGGGGATCCGGGAGAATCTGGGTGGGCTCGTCAAGAATTTTGTCCGGACCGGCTGGCATCTGTCCAGGATTGACCAGTCAGGTGCGTATAGGCTGAAAGGCTACAGCTCGATCACGGAGTATGCCCGGGAAACCTTTGGCATGACACCGGATGGAGTAAGCCGTTTTATTCATGTATACGAAAAATATTCTGTACAGGGAGACACTCCAGAACTCCGGGAACAATACCGGGATTTTAATTTTTCCCAGCTTACGGAGATGCTGCAGCTCCCGGAAGATGATCATGCAATGATCCGGCCGGAAACAAAGCGGGAAGATATCCGGGATCTAAAGAAATTTAATAAGCAGTCCGAACACAACCCGGACAATCTTCTGAATTGGAATCAGGAACCGGATGATATCATCCGGGAGGCGGTGAAAGACTTCTTTTTCTACAGGAAAAAAGATCTGAACGGAATCTACGAACAATATGGCATTGGACCATATTCGGAAGAAGATATAAAAAAGATGGCCAGATTCCTGTATCACGAGAAGAAAAAAAAATTCCAGAATGACCGGGTATTCCTGATACTGTATCCGGATCAGATTTTCATCAAGAGTTCAGATGGGGAATTGCATGATATCACTTGGACAGAATTTTTCCAGACTATGGGATCGATCTTTGATGGTTCTGCAGCTGGGAAAGACACTTGGGAAAATTATTTTAATCCGGATCCAGACGGAAAGTTCGAGGAACAGATCCCCGGCCAGGACAACATCATGAATTATCCGGAATATCTTCCGGGGAAACTCCACGGCCGGAAGTTTGAGCACTGCATGTATCTCCCGGAAGAGGACTGCATCTCAGAAGACTGCGGATCCTGCGAAAAGAAGAAACTCCTGGACAAGCAGGAAACGAAAGAACAGAAGTTAGTCAAAGAACTGAAAAAGCCGGATCCGGAAGAAAAAGAATATCTGGATGCAGCAGCCAGATATTTGATTAAGTCATATCACATATGGATGAAGGAAGATTTTTCAAATAGAGTTCTGCATGTGGATAAATCTCCGGGAGAATTAAAAAATAAGATTGGACAAGATCGTACAAGATGGTTTGCCACCGATAAAGGTACCGCTCATATCAATATGTTTGACGATTATGTCCAGCTCTGGGACGAAGACAGTAGATACATGGGTGATTACGACTGGTTTTATCTTGCCGCAGCCATACAAGGCATGTGGAACGTTGTGTCGCTCGAGGTTGCTGAGGAGAAAAGAAAAAGAAAACTGGAAGAACAAAGGGAAGAGCCCGAGATAGAAATTGCGCCGGCGCAAACAGAAACGATTCCTGAAGTAACTGCTGATGCAAAGGATATAAAAGCAGAAGAACTTTCTCTGGAAAACCTAAGTATCCAGATAAACACAGATGTCTGGCCGGAAGATATATCTGACATCCCGGTACCGTCTGAGTTATTCATCCGGGAATATCTGGAAGAGGAAGAAAAGATGCTGAAGGACTATCTGGAATGTGATGGCCTTCCGGAGAGAACAGTTCTCCGGCAGCAGTTAAAGGTAGCCGGGCTCAGAATCCTCCGAAATCTGGTCAAGGATGTCCTGGAAACAGAAGAGGAAACAACCCAGCCGGAGCTTCCGCGCCTGAAGAATAATGAGGAGCGGAAAGAGTGGCTGCGGAATTATAAAACATGGCCGCTGCGCCATGTGGACGCTTACACAGGTGCAAAATACTACGAGTACCGTTTTGATAACGGCGCTGTTCTGGTAGCGGAAGAATGGAAAAGCCAGGGCGACAGATACATACCGGATCATGAAACAGTCTACCTGCACCTGATCGGAGGACCGGAAGCACCAAGGGGACAATACGGAATCCGGAAATGGGAGACACATGACAGATTCAACCGTTTTCCGGATAGTGAGACTGCGATTGTGGAATTTTTGAAAGCAGTCCAGAAGTAACGGAAAGAGAGATGGAGGAACATAATGGGAAGAGCAGAATTAAGACGCCAGGCCAAGAGGCGGAAGAAGGAACAGGAAAAAATCAGCAAGGTATTAAAGAATGCGGGATTTCCGGAATTTCAGCTTCCTCCGGCGCCGTTAAAGACCACAAACCTGTCAATTCCAGAAGTGGCCAAACTCACCGGGTCTAAGATAGCCGTCCTGGAACAGTGGAGAAAGGAGCAGACAGAAGAGATCAGAAAAGTCTGCATTATGGAAGCACAGGAAAAACTGGATCAGGTGGAAAATTTTATTACTCTTTGCAATATCATCACTTCCTTAAAGGCATTGGAGGGATTCCGGTATGCCAAAGCGGCAGCAGGATATCTTCTGGAGCATTATTCTGAGAGCGTGGCAGCTTCAGAAAAGCAGAATATCCAGGAGACCTACCGGGAGCTCAGTGAAAAATGGGGAATTGAAATGGAATTTGAAGCCCCGGAATTAAACAAAGAAATGGGATTCGATGAAGTAGACTGGATGGAAAATTACATAGGGCTACATATTCCCTATTCTGTCTACGAAAAGATCTGGAATGATTCCCGGAACATCCAGTCCGTATATACACAGCTTGCAGTGATCTGGGAGCTGTGCGAAGAGTTTGGTTTTGCAAAACATAAATCCGGATCCGGGAATATGCTGGACAAGTTTATGCATGGAACAAAAGCAAAGTATGACCAGATCGACCAGATGAAACATGGAGCCCGGGACACCATGAGACTGCTGAAAGAAAAATACGATATTGATATCGGATGGACGGAAAAGACCGAAGAAACCATAAGGAGGTTTGATCTATGAATACCAGGCAGAAAAAGAAACAGTTCAAGAAAGCCCACGGGGAGAATCCTCCAAAAGGGATAGTACTCTGCGGGAAATGTCTTTGGATCCAGACATCGAAGCCGATCTGGCGGCGGGAAACCAGAAACCTGAAAGTATTTATCGAGGCAATGACAGAGAGGAGAAAGAAATGCAGGAAAAGAAGTTGGTAGAGTTACTGGATAATTTAATGAGCGTAGCTTGTGATAACTGTAAAAAAATAGAGGGAGTATCCCAGGAAGAAACGGATGAGATCTGTACGGACTGTCCTGCAGGAGATCATCTCTGCGCAATCCTGAACGAAAACAACCGGTATTCCAAAATTGTCCTCTGCGGCGAATGCGAATATTATCGCGAAGACAACGACTGCCAGGGAAATGAATTTGCTTACTGCCGGTTAAACAATGGGCTTGATGAAAGTATCAATTCAAATGACGGATGCAGCAGAGGGAAAAGAAAAGGGTGCAACTAAAATCTAAATATATCACACAAATACCAAGGGGCGGTTATCCGCCCCAGAAAGGAGACTATGGACCAGACTGGACTATTATTTCCTAAGACACCAACGAAAAAGAAGAGAAAACGCCATAAACCAAGTATCATGCATAAAAAAGACGGAACCTGTTACCTCTGCATGTTATTAAATAACGATTACCGGAAACATGATGTTCTTCATGAGCATCACATCTTCGGAGGGAAAACAAATAGAAACCATTCGGAAGCAGAAGGATTAAAAGTTTACCTCTGTGTAGAACATCATATGACCGGTAAAGACGCAGTACATAATGCAAAGAACAGCCAGAAGGTACAGGAACGTCTGCATCAGATCGGGCAGCAGGAATTTGAAAAGACACATACCAGAGAAGAATTTAGAAAAATATTCGGGAGGAGTTATCTATGAATTTATGCACTGAAGAAAAGGGCAAATTAATGGAGATCAAATACGCAGATAACGTTACCCTTACGGTAGAGATCACAGAGCAGATGGTAAAAGACTTTAAACGCTGCCAGGAAATGGCAGAAAAAGTAAATTGTGACGGAATGGACTGTAACAACTGTTCAAACAACATTGATATCCTGGATGGCTTCGGCCTTTGTGATGTGCCGGAGGTCCGGGAAGAGTTGGAAAGGAGAGCGAAAAAATGAAGAAGATAATCACAGGAATCATTTTGGCAGCAGGAATTATAACATTGGCAGGATGTAGTGAGGCTGAAAAAGTCTCATACAATTTATCAGAGCAGGCAGATAATTTTAATGATATCCGTCAGGTCACAGTCATTAACTTTATTACCGGAGACACCTTGTTTCAGATGACCGGGAAAATGTCAATCACAGCAGATTCAACAGATAATCAGCTGGAAGTAATCGTGGAGGATGAAAAAGGCGAATATAAGAAACACTTTATTGGCCTGAGCGACAATGTGACTTATGTGGTGGAAGATGTAACAGCCGGAGATGTAGAAAAATACAAATATACACTGAACTTCAATCCGAAAATGTGGATTCCGGTAGAAGCAGACACAATCGACTAAGGAGGACAACCGATGAATAATAAAACCTGTGCAACCTGTATCGACAACGACAACGGCCTCTGTGACCGCAAAGGCATCCTGATCCACGAGGACGATACATGCAATCAGCACAGAGAGGACTGGCGGGAAAAGATGCTGGAGAAGTTTGACAGGAGGGAATGATGAATGCGAGAAATTCTTTTTAAAGCAAAGAAAAAAGACAATGGTGAATGGGTGGAAGGGTGTCTTGTAATAGACCAATCTCGGCCTGACATCTTTAAATATCGGATACAACCAATTAAATCAGGTGTGTTATATGCAGCACCTATAAATCCGGACACTCTCTGCCAGTACACAGGACTTACCGACAAGAATGGTAATAAGATTTGGGAGAATGATATTGTAGACACATTTGAGGAATCATCAAAAGAATTTTTGAGAAATGTAGTTAAATTTGAAGACGGTTGCTTTAAGGTTTTTAAGAAGCACTATTTGTCTATGCATATGGACTCTTACGAAAAAACTGATTTAAAAGTGGTTGGCAATATATTTGATAATCCAGATTTGTTGGAGGTGGAGTGATGAAAAATGGGAAAAAAGGCAGCATGACCAAAGACTGTAACGGCTGCTTCGGGGCAGCAGGAGACGACTGCCAGAGATGCCAGGAAGAAGCTGACAAAAGCCAGAAGGAAGAGAATCAGGAATTATTTGAGGAGGTGCAGCATGTACAAAAACAGTGAAGGATACCCTGATCAGACACAGGGAGAAGCTCTAAACGGTGTCAGACGAGAGGAACGGCAGCGAGCCCTGGAACGTAAACACGGGTACAGCCGTGGGCAGAAAATCGTAATCGAAGCAAAAGTGCGGGAAGATCAAGGCAGCAGACGCATGATTGCAAAGAAGAAAATCACATACACAGTAAAACAACTATTCCCGTATTGCATTCTTCTGGAGGACAGGCATGGAATCAGAATCTGTCCAAGCTATACCAGATTGGAAGCAATGATACGTAGATCAGAAGAGGATTAAATAAGACAGGGAGGGAAGACCGATGGATATCGTAACTGCTCTTTCGCAATATTGTGAACTCCGGGAAGAGATAAAAGATCTTAACCAGAGGATAGAAGCAGATCAGCGTAGACTTGAAAAAATCGAACAGGAAGGAATGGTATCGGATTCTGTTAAGGGTACAAGGGCTGACGGTACAATCGGATCTATCCGGATCACTGGCTTTCCTGTTCCGGAATACGACAAAGTAAAATCTATGATCAAGAAACGGTTGGCAAAATTGCAAATTATGGAAGAAGAGTTGCAGGAAGCTTTAAATGCAGCGGATGATTTTATTAATAAGATTCCAAAAAGTGATTTAAGACAGATGTTTCGGTTCTACTACATAGATGATATGACTTGGAGAAGAGTTGCTACAAACATGAACAAGAGATTTCCGAATAAAGAGACACCATACACAGAAGACAGCTGCAGGAAGAGACACGACAGGTTTTTGGAAAAACACGAAGTTATTTAGCAAATGTCCGTTCATGTCCGCTTAATCTATGGTAATATTTAAACTGGATTTAGTGGTTTGACAGCATCATTAATTCCTCCATCTCACGGCAGTCAGTTTCATAGCCTGGCTGCCTGATTAGGCTCAGACGGTATCGCCTAGAGACAGAAGACCGTCACCTTCCAGAACATTTTTTTCGACAACACCCTGTAGAAATATGGGGTGTTTTGTTGTATGATGAAAGAAAAATATATGGGGGGAGAAAAATGGAGAATCATATTCTAGTATTAGGCAATGGATTTGATTTATATCATGGATTAAATACAAGATATTATAATTTTGTTAATTTTTGTCAAGAAATGACAGAGGGGAAAATTTATTATAAGGACAAAGAATTTGAAAATATAAAACAAATATGTGCAGGAAATAGTTATATAAAATATTTTCAGAAGGTATGCAATGCCACTGACAATTGGATAGATTGTGAAAAAGAGATAGAGAAAATAGTTTTTATGCTACAAAAACTTATTGATAAATATGAAAAAACAAAAAGAGGAATTATCATGCAACAAGAAGATCCTTGGACTGCGCAAGATCGACCAATTGAGGAATGCTTTCGAGGAAAATACTTTATTTTGCACACGGACTATTATAAATTAACATTAAGACATTGTACGGATAATATTTTTAATAAAAAACTTTTTCTTCAAGATGCAAGAAGTGAATTAGATGAAGTAATAAAAGTATTGTCGTTTTATTTGAAGAAAGAACAAGAAAAATTGAAATCAATTCAATATGAACAAATAAGGAGAATCTACCCAAAACATATTATTAATTTTAATTACACAAGTACTTATACAGAGATATATTCTGATAAAACACCTATTTTTTACCAGCATGGAAATTTATTAGATGATTCTAAAATGGTATTAGGAATTCCTGATTCAGAAGACATCTCGTTGGATTTTATTTATTTTAAAAAGTTTTTTCAAAGAATACAGAAGCGATGTGGTACTGTACAGAATGTTGTATTTGATAAGTTAGAGGAAATGATTACAGGCTATCCAACAGTATATTTTTTAGGTTTATCAATGGGACGAACGGATGAAGATATAATAAAAAATATAATAGATAAAGCTGAAAAATCAATAATTTTTTATTATGATCAAGATGATTATGAAGGGAAAATAATCAACCTGATAGATATATATGGGAGAACAAATGTGGAAACAATGATGGAAGAAGACGATATTGAATTTATAAAGTTGGATAAAAAGCAACATGAAGATGAGACAGATAGATAATCATGAGAAGACATTTATAACAAAGTATTCGGAATAATATGAGTGCCCTTCTTATGCAATAAAATCATGCCTTTGCACATGGTACCGAAAACCACTGCTCAGTCAAAAGGAGGTGAACCTGAGTGACAAAGAAACAGAAAAGATTTGTGGAAGAATACCTGATTGACCTGAATGCCACTCAGGCTGCCATCAGAGCCGGCTACAGCCCGGATACAGCGAAATCTATTGGGAGTGAAAACCTGACAAAACCTGACATTCAAACGCATATAGCAAAGAAAATGGCTGAACGTAGTAAACGGACAGGGGTTAATGCTGATAGGGTAGTAATGGAACTGGCAAAGATTGCTTTTGTAAATGCCAGTGACGTGATAGATGCCGATACGGCGACGCTGAAGCCGGATGCAGCTCCCGAGGACACGGCTGCTATACAGTCGGTGAAAGTAAAAACCTTTGGTGAGGATGGACTGGAACGCGAAATCAAGATGGCTGATAAATTAAAAGCCCTGGAACTGCTAGGAAAACATCTTGGCATGTTTAAGGATAAGGTAGAATTGTCAGGAGTATTGGAAACCGAAAAGAATAAGCTTGATGATCTGCTTCAGCAGATGCGGGGAGGTGGTTAAGCTTCATGAGTTCTGAGAGATTGATACTATCAGAGAAGTACAAAGCCTTCCTGAAATGTGATGCTCCTGTAGAGTATCTTGAAGGAACCTGACCACGGCAGCAGGAAAAACCACAGTCGGCCTTTTCAAGTTCATGCTGAAGGTGGCCGAAAGCCCGAAGAAACTTCATATCCTGGCTGCAGATGATACCGGAGCAGCAGAAAAGAACATCATCAACAAAGATCTGGGAATTCTGGATGATTTTGGTGTACTGGCAGAGTACAAGGGCAACGGATCAGGCGAATACAAGATGCCTCACATCCTGTTCCATACGTCCTCCGGGGACAAGATTATTTTTGTAATCGGCTACGGAAACAAACGGAAATGGAAGGATGCTCTTGGTGGCCAGTACGGATGTCTGTATATTGATGAGATCAATACAGCAGATATAGATTTCGTCCGGGAATCTGCCATGCGTTGTGATTATCTCATGGCAACCCTGAATCCGGATGATCCGAACCTAGATGTTTACAAGGAATATATCAACTGTTCCAGGCCCCTCCCGGAATGGGAAGAAGAAACACCAAAAGAAATTAAAGATGAGCTGAAAGAAGAACCAAAACCCGGCTGGGTTCATTGGTTCTTTTCTTTTAAGGATAACGCAGGACTTCCAAAGGAAAAACTGCAAAAGATCATACAGAACACGCCCAAAGGAACTAAAATCTGGAAAAATAAGATTGAGGGTCTTAGAGGAAAAGCAACTGGTCTGATCTTTCCGAACTTTGACCGGAAGAAGCATGTAGTTTCTGCTGAGTGGGTACGGCAGCAGGTGAAATCCGGAAAGCTGAAATTTAAGAAATTTACAGCAGGATTGGATACCTCGTATTCCAGCAAATCTCCGGATACCATTGCCATGGTGTTTCAGGGGATCACAGAGGACAGGAAGCTGATTACCTTGGCAGAAAAGGTTTATAACAATGCAAAACTGGAGATTCCCCTTGCTCCTTCGGATACGGCAGTAAAATTCATTGCATTTCTGGAAGAGTGCCGGAAGGACTGGGGATTTACCAGGGATGTGTTTATTGATAATGCCGATCAGGCGACGATTACGGAACTGAACAAGTATAAGCGTCTGAAAGGATGCCTGTACAGTTTTTACGACAGCTATAAAAAGGTTGCGATTCTGGATCGAATCAACCTGCAGATTGGCTGGATCCAGCAAGGATGCTATTTAGTGACAGATACCTGTACAGAGCATCTGGCAGAGCTGGATTCCTACAGCTGGAAAGAAGATAAGGATGAACCGGAGGACGGACACGACCATACAATTAACAGCCAGCAGTACGCCTGGATTCCTTACAGGCATCTGATCGGCTTCGAGGAGGATAAGAAATGAGGTGGACGAAAAGATTGAGCGAAAATGTAAAACGTGGGATCCGGAGCTGGCTGAATGTCCAGGAGGCCAGTCCAGCCAACATACTGATCAATGAACCTTTGGACTATGAAGCGAATGCAATCAAAAACCGGATTTGGTACCGCGGAGACAGCGAGGAGTTGCAGCAGCTCTACAGTCAGATTGACACAGGGGTAGATAAATATAAGTTTTGGGCCTGCAAGAGTACGCCGGGACAGGAAATCAGGAAGATCCATACAGGACTTCCGGCACTGGTTGTAGATACCCTGGCAGGAATCACCCTGGCAGATCTGGATATCCAGATTGAGAAAGATCGGGAAGCACAGGAAGCATGGAAACAGATTAATAAAGACAATAAATTCCGTAAAAAACTGGAGAAGGCAGTGAAAGAAACTCTCTATATAGGAGACGGGGCTTTTAAAATATCTTTTGATATACAGCTGAGCCAGTATCCGATCGTTGAGTTTTATCCGGGAGACAGGATCGAACTGGTAACAGAACGTGGACGGATCAAGGAGATTGTGTTTAAAACAGCGTACAGGCATGACCGCCGGGATTATGTTCTCTATGAGCATTACGGATACGGAATGATTACATATGAGCTGTACCGGGGAGAGACGCAGGTTTCTTTAAAAAGCATCCCTCAGACCGAAAACCTGGTAGATGTGGCGTTTGGAACAGATAAGCCGGAAGGGAAATATATGATGGCTGTGCCAATCCAGTTCTATGAATCTGGGAAATGGGATGAACGGGGACAAAGTATCTTTGATAAAAAGATAGATTCCTACGATGCTTTTGATGAGGTGTGGTCACAATGGATGGATGCGGTTCGCATGGGACGCGCAAAGGAATATATTCCAGACTGCCTGATCCCCAGAAATCCGGAAACCGGAGAATTGATGAGACCAAACCATTTTGATAACCGTTTTATTGCAGTGGGAAACGATATGTCAGAAAATGCCAAGAATATGATTGATGTGGAGCAGCCTAACATTCCTCATGAAAGTTATCTGGCATCCTACTGTACAGCCCTGGATCTCTGCCTGCAGGGGCTGATTAGTCCGTCAACGCTTGGAATTGATGTGAAAAAACTGGATAACAGTGAGGCGCAGAGAGAAAAAGAAAAGACTACGCTTTATACCAGAAACACCATCATCAATGCACTGCAGGTGGATATTCCGCTTCTGGTAGAAACTGTACTAAAAGCTTATAACGAGTTTTACCGGTTTCCTGTAAAACCAGTAGAGGTGACGATAGAATTTGGAGATTACGCAAACCCGTCCTTTGAATCCCAGATAGAGACGATTAGCAAAGCCAGACAGGGGCAGATCATGTCGGTAGATGCAGCAGTGGACGAGCTTTATGGCGATGATAAGGATGATACCTGGAAACAGGAGGAAATCAAGCGGCTTAAGGAAGAACTGGGAATCGGTGAAGTGGAAGAGCCAGGTGTAAATCTGGAAGCTGGTGGATTCAAGGTGAATACAGGAGGATCACATGAAGGTAAAGGTAGCAAGCAGAACATACAGAATGAACCGGAAGGAGTTCCAGGGGCTTCTTCGGATAGCAAAGGAACAGGTTCCAAAGGGAGTGTACGCAGTGGAAAAAGGTGATTATGCGGAATTAAGGAACGATAATTGCACAAGCACTACTCAGCTAAAAGCTCTGATCCGGCAGTTTAAGAGTCAGGGGTTTAAGGTACATGCAAATGGGAGGTGACCCCATTGTCAAAGATCAATGACCAGTACGATATTGGAAAAGCTTTTGAAGCAATCGAAAATGAGCTGATCGGTTCCATGATCCGGAATTTGCGCCGGCACAAGCAGGAAGAAATTGACGAGAAAAAGCAGTGGTCCATGTGGCAGGCAGAACAGCTGAAAGCGCTGGAAAAATATAAAAAGTTTAATCAAAAGAAGTATGGTCAGCAGTTTAAGGATATCAATAAAAAGATTCAAACCCTGATTAGCATTGCCAGATCAGAAGGAGAAATGGATCAGGAGATTGTGATCCTGGAAGCCATTAAAAAAGGTTTTCCGGCAAAAAGGATTTCCAAAGGGGCTACAGCAGAGTTTTTTAAGCTGAATGAAAGAAAGCTGGAAGCTCTCATAAAGGCCACTTCAGACGATATGAAAAAGGCTGAGACAGCAGTCCTGCGTATGGCCAACGATCAGTACCGAAAAGTAATCTTCAACGCCCAGGTTTATGCCAATACCGGAGCTGGAACCTACGAAAAAGCTGTGGATATGGCCACAAAGGATTTTCTCTCCGCAGGATTGAATTGTGTGGAGTATTCCAATGGGGCAAGGCATACCATAGCTGATTATGCAGATATGGCAATCCGGACAGCCTGCAAGCGTGCTTACCTGCAGGGCGAGGGTGTGAAACGTCAGGAATGGGGAATACATACGGTTATTGTAAATAAGCGCGGAAATCCTTGTCCGAAGTGCCTTCCGTTCTGCGGAAAGGTGTTGATTGATGATGTATGGAGCGGCGGAAGCAGGAAAGATGGTTCTTATCCACTTATGAGCACTGCGGTAGCTCATGGGCTTTATCATCCACGCTGTAAAGACAGTCATACTACATATTTCCCTGGGATTTCCACAGCGGATGATACCTGGACGAAGGAAGAGCTGGAAGCGATTGGACAGAATGCCAAAGAGGAAGCACGGCAGCAGTACGCAGAACGGCAGGAGAAGAGGTTTAGCCGGTTAGAGAAAAATTCCCTGGATGAGGAAAATCAGAAAAGGTACGCAGCCAGAAGAGTAGAGTGGAAAATGCAGAAGGAGTTAATAGCGAAACCGATTGAAAAAGTTGCTGATTCTGGTATAATCAACTTAAAAAGTGCGAATGAGGAAAGCTCAGTGACAGAAATACGGAATTTGGGTAAGATAAATATAGAGGTACTTGAAAAAGAATTTGGAAAGATTCAGACAGACGAAATTATTGTAACAAATGAGCGTATAGATCACATCAAAGAACGGCATCCGGAAGATTATGATTTATTTGAAAAGTACGGAGAGGAAAGTGTCTCGTCTCCAGATCTGATCATAAAGGATATAAAGCATCAGGGTACGGTGTTTATGGTGAAGAAATTACCGGAAACAAACTTGAATGTGGTAGTACGAGTGGTTCTTGAAACAGATGATAGTAAACTAAAAAATTCTGTTATGACATTTTACAGAATCCGAGAAAAAAATCTCAAAAAATTAATAGAAAAAAATGGGATGCTTTACAAAAAGGAATAGCTATTGTATAATATTCATATAGTAATAGTGGCTTTACCCAAAGGATTATTGAAGTAGAGATTGTGCTGCTACGCACCTACCGGGTCAAAAGAAATGCGGGAAAGGGCACACCCGCCAATAATCCTTTGGTTTAGCAAATATAGATTATTCATACCACCGTCAGAAATGACAGGTGATATTTTTATACCCATTTAGAAAGGTGAGTGCAAAATGAAAAAAGAAAAACTTTGGTATCGTTGGTCGGATTTTTCTGTTCCGTCAAAGATGGCTTTTATCTTGTCAGTCCTTGCATTAATAGCCGTAATAATGCGCTGAACTCAACTCGGTATGCTCCTATAAAGGCAAGGATAGAAATGATTAGGGCGAGAATATCCACCCATTTATCGAGTAAATAACGTTTCAAAGCGATGGAATTAAACTCTTTTGGGTGTTTCCCTTTATGAGTGAGAGTTGCAGAAATCAAAGCACCGCTGGGAACTCTGGATGTGGTTAAATATCCTTCTTTTTCCAAAAAATCAATAGAAGAAAGAAGTTCTTCGGTTGGTATGTTGGAAGGAAATCCTTTGTTGACTGAAAAAGTGCAGTCGGGACAATTCAGTAGATATTGAAGAACCTGCTTTGAAATTTTATCGACATTTAACATAGCGCTATACCTCCTTTTGTTCAGTATAGCAGAAAACAACGTTATCAACACGCAAAATATGCGTGTTATTTTTATACCCATTTTTAAGAAAGGACGAGGTGAAAAGTTATGAAATTTACAGAAGCATTAAGAGAAATGAAGGAAGGTAAGAAAGTAAAACTTCCGTCGTGGGGTGGTTATTGGTATTGGGATAAAGAAAAACAGACAGTAATGATTCAGTGCAGACCACAGGACTCTGATCAGGGAGATCTTCTTGATATCAGAGAAACACAGAGAGTTGAATATACTCTTTCGAATGTGGCATCTGATGAATGGATTATTGCAGATGAAACGAATTGCCCTGTTTTGGGTGGAAAAGCAGCATTTGGTTTTGGAGATGCAATCAAGTACGTTAAACGAGGATTGAAATTAAAACGTAAAGGTTGGAATGGTAAAAACCAGTATATCCAACTTGCAACAGGCATTTCTTACAAAGATGCTGACGGTGAGATTGTGAACTGTGAACACGATGCGATTGGCAATACAGCTATAGCTTTTGTGGGCACAAGTGGTGTTCAGATGGGGTGGCTTGCGAGTCAGGCTGATATGCTGGCTGATGATTGGTGTTTTGCAGATTAGAAAGGCGGTGATCCAGATATCTCCCGTTGAGACGCAGGGTGAAGCGTCTTATTTTTATGCTCCGAAGAGCTTAAACTACGCGGAGACACCGGGTTATCAACTGTTTTGTGAGACACACATAAAACTGTCAGGCGCAGACAGCGCACAAAAAACTGTAAAGGAGAAGAGAAATGGACAAGTCAATGAAAATCCCCATGAACCTGCAGCTTTTTGCAGAATCGGGAGGTGATCCGACAGGAGGAGATCCAGGCAGTGGAGCAGCGGGAAATCAGCAGAACACAAATAATCAGCAGGCAGGACAGCCCTTTCAGTTTGATTATGAAAAGCTGGCTAATATTGTTGCTGGAAAGCAGTCTGCCACAGAGGAAAGTGTCCTGAAAGGCTATTTTAAACAGCAGAACCTCACTAGGGAGCAGGTGGATCAGGCGATCGCAGCATACAAAGAGCAACAGGCGGCCAATACTCCTGATGTTGATGCACTTCAGCAGCAGGCGGCACAGGCGCAGGCTGCAGCACAGCAGGCAAACATTGAGAAAGAAGCAATGTTTCTGGCCGGAGAGCTTGGGGTTGATTTGAAAACCATGCCCTATGTGCTGAAACTGGCAGATCTGTCAAAGGTCGCAGATGAAAAAGGAACCATCAACAAAGAGAATTTAAAAGCAGCATTAAACACAGTGATGGAAGAGCTGCCACAGCTGAAACCAAGTACACAGACACCTCAGAGCGGATTCCGTCAGATTGGATCCGGCGGAGGACAGGGTGCTTCGACTACAGAGGATCAGCTGGCGGCAATCTTCGGAAATAAAAAATAAAGGAGAGAATGAAATATGGCAGTATACGAATACGCAGATCAGTTTGAGAGACAGCTGGCACAGAAATACGAAAGGGAACTGGTATCTTATGAGCTTACCCAGTCCAACTCTGGTATCAAGTTTATGAACGCCCAGACAATTAAGATCCCAAGATTAACGGTATCCGGTTACAAGGACCACAACAGAACCAATATGGGATTCAATACTGGAACAGTGTCCAACGACTGGGAACCGAAAAAGCTCACCCATGACAGGGATATTGAGTTTGCCATTGATCCTATGGACGTGGATGAAACCAATCTGGTGACGGAGATTGCAAATATCCAGAACGTCTTTGAGGAAGAGCAGGCAATCCCGGAGAAGGACAGCTATCGTTTTTCTAAGCTTCTTACAGAGGCAACTTCCTATAAATCCAAAGGTGCAGTTGTGGATGAGACAGTCCTTACAGTATCTAATATCCTGGAATGGTTTGATGAGCAGATGGCGATCATGGATGATAAATCTGTTCCACAGGAAGGAAGAATCTTATATCTGACCTCTGCAATGCAGAAGCTTCTGAAAAACGCAGATGGCATTACAAGAACCATGAGCGTAGGAGCTGCAGGTGTAATCAACCGTCAGGTACATGGACTGGATGATGTAAAGCTGAAACCTGTACCCTCTGCAAGATTTAAGACAAAATACAATTTCACAGATGGATGCGCTCCGGCAGTAGATGCAAAGCAGATCCACATGATGCTGGTACATCCATCCTGTGTAATCTCCCGCGATAAATACGCATATATGAAGCTGTTTACCCCGGGAACTGACAGCCGTACTGCAGATAAGTACGTATATCAGAACAGGTACTATACAGATACCTTCCTGATCGAAAGAAAATCCTGTGGTATTGCTATTAACAGGGAGGCACAGGGCTGATGAGAGCAGAAAAAGGAAATAAGGTCTATACGATCACAGAAGAGCAGAAAGAATACTATCAGAATGATGGCTTTGATATCTTTTCTGATGATGGAGAGATCATAGCCTATGGTACAGGGAAAAATGTTCCCTATGAGAAATATGCTGCTCTGAAAAAAGAAAATGAAGTCTTAAAAGAGAAACTTGCAGAGACTGAAACGCCCCAGGCAGACGAAAAGCCAGAGGAATCAAAGACAAAGCCTGCAAAGAAATGAGGTGGCATAGATGCCGTATATTCCATATGCAACGGAATTGTATTATGAATCAGGTTATGGGGGCAGCCTGATTCCCGGCGACAGCCTTCGGAGACTTCTCATCCAGGCATCAAGACATATCGACACCCTGACCTACAACCGGATTGTAGGCCGGGGATTTGATAATTTGACAGAGTTCCAGAAAAATGTGATTCAGGAGGTTGTGTGCCGCCAGGCGGAGTTTGAATACGAAAATGCGGATGAGATCAGCAGTGTTCTGAGTTCATACAGCATCAACGGCGTATCAGCTCAGTTCGGCAGCTCCTGGAACGTATTCACGGACAGGGGCATTGCCATGAAAAGGGATGATTATGCACTGCTCTGCCAGACTGGATTGTGCTGCGGATTGTTGAGGTGATGGTATGAGATATCCGAAATTAGTACCGGAAAAGCTGTGTAAAACAGATATCATCCTGGAATTTGAACAGGAGGGATTGAATGTATACGGCGAACCTCTTCAGACAATCACCTGGAAGGGGAAATGCAATTACCAGGATAAGGCAAGAACCGTTTACACTGCGGAAAAGAAGCTGATACAGATCACAGGCACTGCCCTGATCAGCGTTGACCCCTGTCCGGAGCTTCCGGCGATATCTTCCGGTACAGCAGAGATAATGGGAGTGAAACGCCAGATTGCGCAGGGTATGAAAGCCCGGAACCCAGATGGAAGTGTAAACTATGTGGAGGTGATGCTGGTATGATCAAAGTAAGTTCGGTTGTAAAACTGAATATGCCGAAAATAAAGCAGCTTACACAGGCCCAGGTGACAACTTTGGAGCAGACGGCGGAAGCACTTCATACCGAAGTGGTGCAGGCACAGGTATTTCCACGGGATACCGGAAACCTGCAAAATGAAAGCACTTTTGTAGATTACTCTAATAGCAGTAAAGGAAAAGTGTCCATTGTTTCCAGCACACCTTATGCACGACGCCTGTATTTTCATCCAGAGTATCATTTCCAGAAAGACGAAAATCCAAATGCCCGGGGAAAATGGTATGAAGACTGGATTCCGGGTGGATCACAGGCTGATTTTGCGGTAAAGGCATTTAAAAATATCTACAGGAGGTTGACTGGTATATGACACTGGCAGATGTAAGAGATTATATTGCTTCTCTGAATATTACAGAGCCTCAAAAGGTCTATATGGGAAAGCTGGATGTTAAACCGGATAAAACCATTGGAGTTTATCACAGTAAACATCAGCATACTTACAAGACCGCCATAGGAGGAGCCTTTTTGGAGTCCTACGGCACGAAATACGTTACCCTTCTGGTTCATTGGAATAAATCCCCAAGAGATACAGAAAAGGCAGCCACAGCCTTATTTGAGGCTTTGACGACCACAAGAGAAGCACAGATTAACAATGAGACAATTAAATTTATCCAGCCGCTTTATGAAATACAGGATGTTGGAACAGATGATTCCGGCATCTATGAAATGGTCATAGAGGCGGCTTTTATTTATGCGAAAGGAGAATAGCATATGGCAGGAGCAACAGGAGTATATCCATGTTATGAAAACCAGTTTCAGATTGACAAAGCTGCAGCCGAAGGCCCGGCATCTTATGTCAATATTGCAGACTGTGAGACTTTTGGAGTTGCATTTGACAACAATATTGAAGAGTGGACACCATTTGATACACAGGGCTGGGTGCGCCGGTTAATGACCGGAAAAGGCGTGACTATCACTGTTACAGCAAAGAGAAACGTAGGAGACGAAGGAAATGATCTGGTTGCCGGGCTGACATTTGAGAATGGAAGAAAGGTGGAAAAGAATTTCCAGTGGACGTTCCCAGACGGAACAAAAGTAGAGTTCCCGAAAGCGGTTATCAATGTAACAAATGTAGGAGCAGGCGATTCCACTGCAGTAGCACCTTTAGAATTTGAAATCATGAGCAATGGAAAACCAACCGTTACACCGAAAGGAGAATAACATGGCAAAAGTAGTAGACATTACAGAAAAACTTAGTTTTGACGAAAATCCAATTATGCAGATTGGAACCTTGGAAGTAGAAGTAAATGCAGATGCAGAAACTATGCTGCGTCTTATGGGTGCGTTTGGAAACAAAGGGGAGCTTCAGGCGGTAGAAGAGGCGTTGAACCTGATCTTCAAACCGGAGGATGTAGAAAAGATCTGCAATATCAAAAAAGGAAAGAAAAAACTTTCTGCAAAATCCCTGATGGTCATTGTGGAGGAAGCAATGAACCTTGTCATGGGAGAGAACGAAACGGGAGAGTAGTGACCCGTACTATGATTTGGAGGGAGATTTTGATTTGATTGTGTCTTCCTTCCAGTCACAGTACGGGATACGCCTATCAAAAGAACTTCCGGCAGGAATGAAATGGAGCGAATTTCGAGATCTCCTTGTTGGGTTGGGACCGGATACAGCTCTCGGACGTATTGTTTCCATCCGATCAGAGGAAGATAAGGAAGTTTTGAAGCACTTTACCAAGGAACAGAAACGGATCCGTAATGAATGGAGAGCCAGACGGGCAAAACAGATTAAACCAGAAGATATGAATGACATTCTGGAAGGATTTAAGAAAGCGTTCATATCCATGGCGGGAGGTGTGAAAAATTGAAAAAATAAAATGTAACAAATGTGGGCGGACGCTTATGAAAGCAGATGTCGTAAAAGGAGAAATCAAATGCCCGCGCTGCGGAGCTATTAATAAATTGAATTTCAGACAAGGGCAAGAGTCAATAGGCTGCACCAAAGAGTAGCAGCGCGTACCTACCTTGCGTTTTAAGGTAGGTGAGATATATGAGTGCTACAAGTGTAGGTGAGATTGGCCTTGATCTGGTTGTTAATCAGAAAAAATTTCATAAGCAAATGTCCGGGGTGATGAATCTTGCCAAAAAGACAGGTGTTGCTCTTGCGGCTGCCTTCGGAGTAAAGAAACTTGCAGATTTTGGAAAACAGTGTCTGGAACTGGGATCAGATTTACAGGAAGTACAGAATGTAGTAGATGTGACATTCCCTTCCATGACAGCCCAGGTGGATAAATTTGCGAAGTCGGCAGCAGGAAACTTCGGTCTGTCAGAGACAATGGCAAAGAAGTTTACCGGAACCTTTGGAGCTATGGCGAAGTCCTTTGGATTTTCAGAAAGAGCCGCCTACGACATGGGGTCTACACTTACTGGACTTGCCGGAGATATTGCTTCTTTTTATAACATCAGTCAGGACGAGGCATATACAAAGCTGAAATCTGTGTTTACCGGGGAGACGGAATCCCTGAAGGAACTTGGCGTTGTTATGACCCAAAGCGCCTTGGATGCTTATGCACTGGCAAATGGCTTCGGGAAGACCACTCAGGCTATGTCAGAGGCAGAAAAGGTTGCTCTCCGGTATCAATTTGTACAGAATCAGCTTTCTGCAGCTTCCGGGGATTTTGCACGTACCTCGGATTCCTGGGCGAACCAGGTTCGTATCCTGAAATTACAGATTGACAGTTTAAAGGCAACGATCGGCCAGGGGCTGATTAATCTGTTTACACCTATCATCAAGGTAGTAAACACCCTGATCGGGAAACTGGCAACTCTGGCCAATGCTTTTAAGGCATTTACGGAGCTGATTACTGGAAAGAAGAGTCAGGGATCTTCTGCCGGAGGGCAGATTGCTGAAATGGGAGCGGCAGCAGTAAGCGCCGGGTCTGGAATGGAGGGAGCGGCTGCATCTGCTGACGATCTGGCCGGATCCAGCAAAAAGGCCGGACAAGCCGCAAGAAAGGCCGCTAAAGAAATGCGTGCGCTGATGGGATTCGACCAGATCAACCGACTGGATGATGGTCCAGAAGACGGCAATTCTGATTTCACCGGGGGCTCCGGGGCAGGGAACACAGGAATCGGGGGAAGTACTGTTGATTTCGGTAGCCTTTCCCGGGGCGAGACAATAATCGACCAGGTTGATAAAAGAGTATCGTCTTTAATTCAGCGTTGCAAAGAACTTGCGGATATTTTTAAAAGAGGATTCCAGATTGGGTTCGGGGATTCTGAAAATAAGATCGCTTCCATACAGAAAAGTCTTGAAAATATCCGTAAGACTTTAAATGAGATATTTACAAACCCCAAGTTGATTAAGGCAGCTAATCGGTGTGCGGATAAAATTGCAGAAGCCCTGGGAAAGATTGTAGGTGCAACGGCAAGAATCGGTCTGACGGCAGCAGACAATCTGATTGGTGGATTTGAAAAATATCTGAAGAAAAGTAAGACCTATATTCAGAAAAGGATTATTTCCCTGTTTGATGTATCCGAAGAAATTGCAGAGCTTACAGGTGATTTTGCAGTAGCATGTGCGGATATCTTTGATATTTTTTCCGGTGAGGATGCTAAGGGAATTACAGCGGATATTATAGGGGTGTTTTCCGATGGTTTTCTTGGTGTTCTTGACCTTGGAGGGAAATTCAACAGAGACTTCCTGGGGCTTGTTGTAACACCTATAACCCAAAACACAGATAGGATCAAGGTTGCCCTGGAATCAGTATTGTCACAGGTGCGTGTTGTATTTGATGCGGTGCATACATCGGATGTACAAACTTTTGAAAAGCTGAACCAGGTATATGATGAGCATTTAAAACCGTTCTTTGATTCTTTGGCGAAAGGAATCTCTGACATTGTCGGAACTATTACAGATGCATACAATCTGTATATTGCGCCGGTGTTGGATTATCTGGCAGAAAAATTCAGTACTGTATGGGCAGAACATGTTCAGCCTGCACTTAATGGGATTGCTGATCTGTTGGGAAAGATTTTTGACAATCTAAAAGCTTTATGGGAAACAGCTTTAGTTCCTTTTGTAGAGTGGATTGTAAATACAATCATGCCGGTACTGCGGCCGATCATTGCAGGAATCGGAGAGATCATTCTTGATCTTCTTGCGGTTGCCGGTGATGTATTTAAAGGGATTTCAGATATTCTGGGAGGTTTTCTGGATTTTTGTACAGGCGCGTTTACAGATGATTTCAGCCTGTGCTGGGATGGGATTGAACAGATACTGGAGGGATTTCAGACAATTGCCGGATCTGTATTTGACTTTCTGCAGAAATATATTTTTACACCATTTATAGATTTTGTAAAAGGTGTATTTGCTACAGACTGGTCAGAAAGTTTTGGAACGCTGGGAGAGATACTGAATAATTTCCTGGACAGAGTAGAAGAAATCTGGAGCAAAATAAAAGATGTATTTAATGGAATTATTGATTTTGTTCAGGATGTGTTTGCAGGAAACTGGGAATCGGCTTGGGAAAGTATCAAAAATGTTTTTGGTGATATATTTGAAAGTCTGATATCATTGGCAAAAACGCCGCTTAATACGGTCATTGATATTGTGAACAGCTTAATGAGTAAATTGAATTCCGGATTATCGGCAATAGAAAATGCTTTTTCATTCAACTACGATTTTACAAATCCGTTTACAGGAACCAGACACTATGGACACTACGGACTCAGTCTTCCAAGAGTACCGGAAATTCCATATCTGGCCGAAGGTGGTTTTGTAAAAAGAAATTCCCCTCAACTGGCAATGATTGGAGATAATCGGCGTTACGGTGAAATTGTTGCTCCGGAAAATAAACTCCGTGAAATGGCCATGGAAGCTGTACGGGCAGCAGGCGGATCGGGAATTACCAGAGAAAATCTGGAAAATATCATAAATCGAGCAGTAATGAGAATAGTAGCAGCTTTATCTGATATGGGATTTTATTTGGATAGTGCTCAGATTGCCAGAGCAAACAAGGCGGCACAGGAAATTATGGACATTAGATATAACACAGTGGGGATAGACTGATGGCAGAAAGAAAAATACTATGGTCAGGGAGCAAGACTCTCCCTGCACCAGTGAGTCTGTCGGTAAACGATGAGATTATATGGACTTCCGACACTGGGCGGACACTGGCAGGATATATGGTCGGCGATCCGGTAGCAGAAAAGAAAACAATATCAATTAAATGGGGAATACTTACGGAACAACAGGAAGTATTGATAAAAAATACTTTGGTTCCGGGGTATTTCCCGTTTTCATTTCACGATGATGGTATAGATGTAACTATACAGTCATACAGAGGGACTTTATCAAAGGAACAATTAGGATGGATAGATGATACTTTTTATTACAAAAGTGTATCAGTAGACATTATACAGAGGTGATTTCATGATTCCGACAACAAATGCATATAAAGAGGCAATTAAAGACAACAGAATACTGCATAATCAGGTAAAGATCACCTTTTCTGATGGAAACACAAAAACGGTTGGGGATGCTGGGCTTTTTCAGTTCAGCATTACGGATGAGGTATCAAATACCGGAAATTTTGACATAGGATCTGCAATCGCGAAGCAGCTTGTCATTAGAATTGATAATACAGATGGGTCCTTGACAAAGAAAAGTTTTTCCGGGGCAGAACTCCGTCCAAAATCTGGCCTTGAAATAAATGGAGAAACAGAATGGCTGGACAAAGGAATTTTTTATGCAGAGCCAGGAAAAGATACCGGAGATATTATTACAGTTTCAGCATTTGATAAAATGATATGGTTTGATAAATCATACACAAAGAGCAAATTAAAATACCCTGCAACACTTCGGGAAATTCTCCAGGATGCATGTAGCTGTTGTAATGTTTCTCTTGCGCCAGATACAGCAACGTTTGATAATTCAGATTTTATAGTAAACACCAGACCAGATGATTCATCGCTGACATTTCGGCAAGTGATTCAATGGGTGGCTCAGATTGCCTGCAAATATGCAAAAATCAATAATTCTGGACAGCTTACTCTTCGGTGGTACCAGACAAATCTCTTGAATCATCAACCTGATGATTTACAAAAAAATGCCGATGTAGTCAAAATGAACTCTTTGAAAAGCGGAAGCCTGATTGAAACAGATGATGTGACCATAACAGGAATACGCGTTACAGAAGAAAATAAAGGCGGAACTTCCGACACGGATGTTGTTTATCAGTACGGAGAAGATGGGTATGTGCTGGAAATTACAGGAAATCAGCTGATTCAAGAGGGGAAAGGGTCCCAGGTAGCAGAATATCTGGGAAAAAGATTAAATGGGCTAAGTTTTCGCCCTATGAATGTTATTTGTCAAAGTGATCCTTCTGTGGAATCTGGTGACATTGGGCTTGTGATAGATCGCAAGAACAATATGTATAAAACAATCATTACCGGAATCCAGTACAACGGAGGCGGAACACAGACTTTTTCCTGCAGTGCAGAATCGCCGGTAAGAAAAGCTCTGACGCGATATAGTGAAGCAACAAGACTTCGTAAAGAATTTCTCAATGGATTATCTCAGAATAAAACAGAATGGGAAAAAGCAATAGAAGATCTGAAGGATGCCATGATTACAGGAAATGGACTATATCCATTTACGGAAACTTTGGAAGATGGAAGCATGGTCCTGTATTTTGGAGATAAACCTACCCTGGAAGAATCTACAGTCTTGATAAAGTTTAATGCCAAAGGATGGGCGATGTCTACCAATGGTGGAGAAAGCTGGAATATTGGTGCTCTTGTAGATGGAGAGATGATCACAAAAATCCTGAACACAATCGGATTAAACGCAGACTGGATCAATACAGGGGCATTTGTAGTCAAAGATGCACAGGGGAAGGTATTGTTTCGGGCAGACGCGGACGCAGGGAGAATTGACATTGTAGCAGATACGTTTTCTTTAAAGGGAAAAACGATTGACGAGATTGCCCAAAATAAACTCAATGCTTTTATCAACAATGTGTATACTCCTGAGATAGAAGGTATCCAGGCGCAGGTGGATGGTCAGGTTGAGACGTTTTATTATGATTATGAGCCTACGCTACAGAATATTCCCGCATCCCAGTGGACTACGGAAGCAGACCGTCAAAAACATATGGGAGATTTGTTTTTTTGGAAGTCAAAAGGATTTTCCTACCGTTTCCTAAAGGACGGTTATACATGGAAATGGCAGCTGGTAAAAGATACGGATGTAACGAAGGCCCTGGCGGATGCAGCTGATGCTTTGGACACAGCTGATTCAAAACGCCGGGTTTTTGTATTAACTCCGCAGCCTCCTTACGACATAGGCGATCTATGGGTTCAGGGAAGCGATGGAGATATTATGCGTTGCCAGACTTCCCGGATGTCTGGAAGTTACTCGTCTTATGACTGGGTGAAAGCCAGCAAATATACAGATGATACTGCTTTAAACTCCTTTATAAACGGAGAATTTAGACAACAGATTGAAGCACTGGAGCAGCAGACGGATAAAAAAGCGGAAACCTGGTATCAGTCAACGGATCCATCATACAGTTGGAGTACGTCTGAATTAAAAACAGAACATATCGGTGATATGTGGTACAACACCGGAGCACAAAAATATTACAGATGGAATGGAAATTCCTGGGTGGAATTAACTATCCAGCCTCCAAGTTCTGTATTTGACAAAATAGACGGAAAGGCTCAGATCTTTGTATCACGGCCAAATCCTCCGTATCATAAAGGGGACTTATGGATCACTTCCACACAGAACGGTCAGGCAGAAATCAAAATATGCATTTACGAAAGAGAAAGCGGCTATTATAGTGCCAGTGACTGGATTGATACAAAGTATGTGGATATTTCTGATGTCAATGGTGCAATCGACAAATACGATACCAGCCTTGGACAAACAGAAGTATTTAATAAGCTGACCAATGGAGGGCAAAGCCAGGGAATTTATATTCAAAATGGGATGCTCTATATCAATGCGGATTATATTTTATCAGGAACTCTTGCTGGTAAATATATTAATGCAAAGGGAATTAGTGTAAAGAATATTTATAATCAGACAACGTTTTCTATTGACGACAATGGAAATGTAAATATTAATGCCAGTACCTTTAGTTTGTCAGGAGCGGCGGTTGCTACGGAATCCTATGTATCCAATAAAACAGCACAGGCATTGTCTGAAGCCAAGATCTATGCAGATCAGAAAACCGGAAACCTCCTGAAAGGCTCTGACCTCTCTACAGAGAGCCTGAACCAGTACTGGAACACTTCCGGATCTATCATGCAGGGACAATCGGATCCGGATGGCGAAACAAAGGCTGTGCGATTGTACGGTACATCTGGGGATTGCTTTATATCTGCCAGGTACAGCAACAACAACCCGGTAAAGGCAAAAGGACAGTACGAAATCCGTGTGTGGCTGAAATCAAATACATCACGCACGATAGTAGTCTCTCTTAACCGTGTAAGCTACAGCTGTGCATTAACCAGCACCTGGAAGCAATTCCGGTTTACCGCACCGGTTACAACACCCAATACACAGGGGTACGAAAATTTTACGATCGGAGGATTTGCAAGCATCGGATCCGGAGCCTACGTCTACGTGTACAATCCTGAGGTGGTACACAGTTATTCACCGGCGGATATCCTTGCCATGCTTACCAACAATGGCGCCATGGACGGGATCTATATGTATAACAATCAGCTTTATGTCAAAGGCAAGTACATTGATGTGGATGACCTGAAAGCCCTGAATGCGACGATTGGCGGATTTAACATTGGCAATGCATCCATTGCCAATGGATGTACAGGGCTGACATCAAAAACAAAAGGTGTATATATTGGTACAAACGGATTAAGATTTTATTCCAGTGATTTCAATGGACGGGAAAGTAGCTTCACTTTTAATACGTCCAATGGTTCTTTTGCTATTGTTGGGGCAGCTATCAAGCTGGGAGATTCCAGACTTTCGTATGATGATGGAGCCTTGACGGTTAAGTATGGTCTGCATGTTTATGCGACCCGCAGCGGTGATTTTGGAGATGGATCCACGGGAGAAATTATTTTTAAAGGACTTCCGACAACCAGTGGAGGAACACATCTTGTCCGGGAAAGCGGTACTGCGATCATTGCAGCGCTGTCCTCATCATCAAAACGATACAAAGACCATATTGCCATGCTAAAAGACACGGAAGCAGAGAAATTATTGGATATCCCGGTGGTCTGGTTTAAGTACAAAGAGGGATATTTAATAAAGGGAGACCGCTTTGTAGACAAGCCTCTCCCGGGATTTTACGCAGAGGATGTTTACCGGGCGTTCCCGGAGTGCGCAATGGTCAATCCGGATACCTCTGTTGAGGACTGGAATTACAGAACCTTGATTCCGCCGATGCTAAAGTTGATCCAGAATCTATATAAAGAAATCAAAGAGTTAAAGGAGAATATGTCATGAGTGAAACAGCAATACCTCTTGTTTTGGTGATTGAAGACGCAAAAAACGTACTGATGAATACAGTGGTTAATGTAAAAGAACAGACAGGACTACCATCCTCCATACTGGACGGGATCATATCCGGGATTCTGGCAGATCTTCGGAAGGATGCCTGCAGTGAGATCTCCATGGCGGCTGCAAGAGAGCGGCAGGAGCTGCTAAAAGAACAGACAGAACAGGGAGAAGAAAAAAATCAGGAAGAAAAAACCCCAGAACAGGAGGGATGAAATGATTACAGCGATATTTAATCCAGACACCACCATGGCCAATGCTTATGGCCTGTGGCAGTACGACTATGGCCAGACCCTCCGGATCCAGGGCTTACATCTTCCGTCTATGGTAGCAATCCACTTTTCCCTGCAGGAGACCGGCGGCACAGCATTAAACCGTGTCGGTGTCACCAAGGACGGAGTGACAGATGTAATTATCCCGGATTCCATGCTGGAGAATGACGGCGCTACCAGAAACTATAACATGTTTGCTTTTATCTATCTGACTGATGACACATCCGGCCAGACGGAATACAAGATTAAGCTGCAGGTCAAATCCCGTCCGAAGCCGGAAGTATTCGACGGTGGAGAGAATCCGAATATCTTCCACGAGGCGGTTCGGAAAGTGGCAGAGTACGCAGATCAGGCAGCGGAATCCGAAAAACAGGCGGAAGGCTGGGCTCATGGCCGGGAAGATCTCCCGGAGCGTGCAGAAGATAACGCTAAATATTATGCCGAAAAGACTGCTGGGGATGCTGTTCAGACAGCGGAAGACCGTAAGGAAGTAGAACGTTTGGTGGAATCAGTCTCCGGCATCGATGAGCAGGTGATAAAAGTAGAGAACCTTACCAAACAGGCGCAGACATCCGCCACCAACGCAGCCCTGTCAGAACAGGCTTCCAAGACCGCAGAGACCAACGCCCAAGCCGCTCAGGCAGGGGCAGAGACAGCAGAAGGAAATGCCGAACTGGCAGAACAGGGAGCCAAGGCATCCGAACAGGCAGTGGAGAAAGCAAAACAACTTGTTACCCAGATGGGGCAGGAGGTGCTGGACAATAAAAACCATGTTGATCAGATCGCACAGGCATTTGATCTTACCGCCCAACAGGCTGTTGCCGATGTAAACAATGCAGGGCAGACCCAGACAGAACGCGTACAGAGTGCCGGAAATACGGCTGTAGAATCGGTTAAGGCAGCCCAGACCGCGGCAACAAAAGCAGTAGAGACAGCCAAGGCAGAAGCTGTTAAGGCAGTACAGACGGAAGGAACTACTCAGACTGGGAACGTGACCGCAGAGGGAGCAAAGCAGGTACAGGCGGTGCAGGCAGCAGCGCAGGAGATCGTTGCGGACCGTGAGCAGATTGCGCAGAATAAAGCGGACATTGCAGACATTAGGGAAGAAATGGACAACCTATCTTCCGCTATCATCAACTCTGCTACGGGAGAAGCGATTGTAGTAGAGGATTCTTCTGGCAGCAGATTTAAAGGTCTGTCACTATACGGTAAAAGCACACAGGTTACTACGACCGGGGCGCAGTTGTATTCGACCATGCCAACAGAAGGAAAATTGATTAACGGAATCACGTTCGGTGTTAAAGACGGAGGATTATCTTTAAAAGGTACAGCAGAAGGTGCTCAAAGAAACGATGGTTATTTTTTTAAGAAAGGCATCGAGCTTTCTCCGGGAACGTACACCATTAGTTTTTCTGGGAAAGGAAATTTGAGTGAAATTGAAGTGGGAATATCGGGTGACGATAAAAACATGTTGCTTTCGTCTTTTGTGCTTTATAATGTTCCGCAAAAATTGACATTAAGTGAAGCGAAGACATGTTATGTTGTAGCACAATCAAGGGTCGGTAAAAGTGTTGATTGTACTATTTATATCATGCTCAACGCCGGTTCCTCAGCCATTCCCTACGAACCCTACACAGGCGGAAAACCATCCCCATCTGTCGAATATCCGCAGGAGATTGCCAACGCTGGGGATAAGGGGAATATTGGCGTTGATGTATATGGTGGAAATTTGTTCGATATAGACGCAGAGCCATTTGAAGGGCGTAGAAACGATTATATTTTCGAGAATAACGCGATTTACAAGGACAATATTATACCGTATAAGGCAATTCGATATCATATAAAAGTCCCACCGAAAACAAGGCTACGACTTAGCGTGGATGTAATATCGAATTCAACCACGGTGCAAGTTTCGAATTATAAAGAAGGTGGGACTGCCGTAAATGCAAGTATACGCAAATCGAATCGTGAAACGATTTTCGACACGAATGAACATGAAAAATTAGTTGTGTCTATTTATAATTTTGAAGAAGGTATGTTAAAAGCAGGGAATATAATGGTTGGAATTGCGGGAGAAGCAAAAAACATATTTGAACCCTATAAACCTGCACAAATCCTCGCTCTCGCCACTCCAAACGGCTTACCGGGAATCAAAGTAGATTCTGGTGGTAACTACACAGATGCGAGTGGTCAGCAGTGGGTGTGTGATGAGATTGACTTAGAGCGTGGGAAGTATGTGCAGAGAATATATAGTTGTAGAAAAGAGAATTACTCAATTGTAAAGTGGAGTAATGGAGAATATTTTGTAATTTGTTACGAAGTTCCGACACCTAGTGTAAAAGAGAAAGCGGTATGTAGTGCGACGAACATTTTAAGATCTTCGTGGATAAATGGTGCAAAACCGTATTATTTTTTACAAACAAAAGGGCAGAAAGTTATTATTGCTTTGGGGGTTGACTATTGTTTTTCGGAAACAGAGATGCGAAAAATATTGGATAGAGGCATAGAATTTATATATGTTCTTGAATCCCCAATCGAACATGACCTCCCACCAGAAGTAGTCGAAGCATATAAAAAGCTCCATACCAATTATCCGGTAACGACTGTATTAAATGATGCAGGAGCTGGAATGAAAGTGGAGTATGTGGCAGATACAAAGCATTACATCGACAAGAAATTCGAAGAATTA